GCTGAAACTTTATCTCGAAGTTTTTTGAGTGCGGGAGTTCCTGCCATGAACCTATCAATAAGGAGTTGACCGTCTTTAGCGTTTCCACCGACAATGCTTCCAATCTTTGCTGGCCCTGCTCCGTATAGAAATGCGTAGATAAAAGTCTTTGCAGCATCTCTGGTGGGTAGTCCCGCAGCGTGTTGATTGACAGTATGTACGTCCGTCCCATTCTTAGACGATCCCTCACAGACAGTCTTGACATAATTATCATCCTTCATGTAATGAGCCAACATTCGAAGCTCTAGTCCACTAGCATCACATCCAACTAGGACGTTACCTTCTTCAACAGTCCAGCACTGACGACATTCAGGGCCATAAGGTGAACCTGAGTTAGGGATCTGTGCCATATTAGGTTTCATGTGAGTCATACGGCCTGTTACAGCCCCATTGGTGATGACTCTACCGTGAACCCTTCCGTCCTTCCCCACGACTTCCAACCATGACTCAATCTGAGCTATACGTTTTTGAAGCATCATGTACTCCATCACAGACTGAGCTAAAGGATACTTCAAACCTGCTAAAGTGCTTTCATCAACGATGATCGAACCCTTATCAGTCTTCTTAGTAGGCTTCCAACCCAAGGCTAGAAGCTTCTCAGCAATTTGTTGTCTACTCGAAGGGTTGAAGATAACAACCTCACTCTTGAGCTGCTTACCTGTCTTCTCTGAGAAGCGTTCTACCTCGTATGGTGGATACATCTCAAGCATCTGGTCATAGATGATACTCATCTTAGACTTCAACTCAGCAAGTAAACAAGTAGCATGAATGGTGTCTAGTTTGAATCCATTCTTCTCTTGTTTGGCTATGATTGCAGCCACGGCATGTTCAAGAATAAGGCTATCCATTGCAAAGCCTTTATCGTTAACATCAGCATCGAGCCTGTTAAAAAGAGAACAAAGCACCATAACATCACGTTTACAGTAATAATCCAACAATGCTCCTTGAGGAATATCAAAGCACTCTCCATCATATTCTTCCCTTCTGTTCATCATCCATTGCCATGTGGCTTTGTAGTCCAACTTCTTGACTCCGAGGGTTTGACCCCAAGCGTCTAGAGAGTGTCCTCCCTCCCTCGTTGGCTCTAGCAGTCTAGATACAACAAGAGTGTCATAGGCTTGTTTAAGTCCTATTTTAGTTCCCCATACTTTATTGAGAATAGGGAAGTCAAATGAAATACCATTATGGGCTGCAATCAAGTCAGCATCTTTGAGATAGTCCCAAAGACCTTCACCTGATCGCCATACACGAACTTCATCGGGTCTGTCAATGTCTTGAGTGACAGCTACGTGAATGATCGTGTGAGCCATATTGGTTTCACAGTCGATTGCAATACGTTTCATTTCAGATTCATAAATAGACCAACCTGCGCCACAGCATAACCGAGCCAGATAGCCATGTTTGAGTACTCACCTTTGAGTCCCTGCAGTGTACCAACTATAGCGTAGCCTATTCCTGTACTACCTACAATAATCATTTCAACCATTTTTATTCTCCAAATAAGCTATGGCGTTTTTTAAAACACCCACATTGTCTTTTGCTTTTCCTAGCATATTGTTGCAGTTTGTACATAACAATCCTCGAATCTTTCCAGTTGCATGACAGTGGTCAATCTGTAAAGCAGTTGCTGACGTTTTAGATTTACTCTTTGGCACATTTTCTTCATGCTTCTCACAGATTAAACACCTATACTGTTGAGCTACTCGCATATCGTCATACTGTTCAGGAGTCAGTCCATACTTTCTTAGGTTTTGAATCCTAATCTTGTTTGGGTTGTTCTTAATCCAGTTACGATTACCTTGACGATGTACCTCTCGTTTACCCTCTTTTTCAAGATGCTTCTTGCGACGACAAACCATACAGGTTGAGTCTTTGTATCCTTTACGTTCCCCTGTGGACAGGATGTGGTAGGAATACGCAAACTTACTGTCGTCCAACTCTTGTTTACAAACTTTACACTGTTTCATATAGTTAATCTCCTTAGATCACAACATTATAGTATATGATCTAAGAAAGTCAAGCATTATTTACAGTGTTTCATCCATTTCGACCATACGGCCTGTTTTGCTATCGTAAAGTAGACTACAAGCGGGTCCAGTGGCTCCTGTGTACCTGTTCTTTGCAACAGCGACTTTCGTGGTGTTACGCACAATTGGATCGTCACTCATTGAGTTGCGCTCAAGAGTAATTACAGCGTCTGAAAGCTGTGCAATAGACCCTGATCCACGTAGTTGTGAAAGTGTAACAGCTTGTCCGTCTTCATGGCCTTTATCGGTGCTTGGACGCTTCAAATGACTGACACAGATCAACGTAATTCCTGTTTCTTGGACAAGAGTTCTCAAACGTGTCATCATGACATCAATCGATTTACGCTCATCAGAGTTGTCAATACCACTGACAAGGATAGACAGGTGGTCGAGAAACACCACACGACAATCACAAGCACGTGCCATGTACCTGATGCGATTGAGTACGTTGTCAATAGCCAAAGAGCCAAAATGGTCGAAGAGAAATACACGATTAGTGCCAAGAGTAGCATCAAATGCCTCCTTCAATTCTCGTTCTGTGACTTCTGTGTCTGGGAGATGCAACTTCTTATTAGCGTGCAATGACATAATTGATCGGGCAGTCTTTCGCACTGACTCTTCGAGGAACATCCCTCCAATATTCCACTTAGTTGTTTCGAGAATCCTGTATAGTATTTCTCGTAGAAATTGACTCTTGCCGAGACCTGATCCAGCTGTAACTGTAATGAGTTCAGCAGATCTGAGGCCGTAGAGTAATTCATTGAGTCCTTTAAAGGGGTAGAAGGCTTCGGCGATGGGTTCAGGTGCAGATACGCTGTCCCAAAGTGTTGAGGCTTGGACGATCCCATCGGGTACAAAACTCTCAGCTCTCCACCACTGGTTAACGTATTCAGCTCCTCGTCCGTTAATGAGGTAATCACAGGCATCTTTACAGTCCTTTAAATGTTTAACAATCTTTACTTTGTTTCCGAACAGTTCAGCTACTTCCTTAGCTGCCTTCTGTCCTACTTCATCAGCGTCAAAACAGATCACGATAGTCTCGAAGCTATCTAGGTACTCATACTGAGCCTTGCAGTCTTTAACAGCCGCTGAAGCCCCGTTACGGATGCTCACAGTAGGCCATTTGCTGCCTGTCATCTGATATGAAGCTAGAGCGTCTAGTTCACCCTCAACGATGGTGATGTATTTACCCTCTTTTTGAAACAAATTCTGTCCGAAAAGTGTCGCTTTCTGAAAGTTTCCAGCGATAGAGAACTGTTTGTTAGCTACAGATCGGATCTTTTCCGCTACTTTAGCGCCAGTTTCGTCATAATAAGGATAGAAATGCTTCCCATCGGCTTGAGTGACTGAGAAGTACTCACAGGTCTCCCGTGTGATCCCTCTATCAGGTATAGCCTTAGCTTCCCCTGTTGTTTTCATTGTGAATACTTTCGTTTTTTGTGTAGGAGGTTGTTGATAAGTACCTACATTTTGTAAGTCTTCATCGCCTCGTGTGTACGTGTTACACCCATGGCAGTAGGAGTGACCGTCATCATAGAAGCTGTTAGCATCTGAGCTACCACACGCCTCACAAGGCCCATGACGAAGGAACTTAGAAGCTACTTTGAGATTCATGCTTCACCTCCGTCCGCTTGCGCTCTTGCTCGGATTGCTTCGCGATATTTCTGAACGCCATCACGATAGGATTTGTATTCAGCCATAGTTGCAAACATTGCAGGTGATTGTGCCAAGTCATACTCTATCGACTCACACGCCTCACGCTCTTTAGCTGCTGTCCGTTTCTCTACCAGTTTGGCAAAGGCTTCAAGTTGCTCTTGGTAGATATACCAAAGGTTTTGTGGACTAATAACACAGCTATTGTCCATTTCAAATCCAGCCAACTTAGCTATCTCAATGATTTCATCTTTTACTAGCATTGTTTAACTCCATGCAGATGTCAATGTTCATCTCAAAGACTTGTAAGCCTAGGAGATTCTTCTTCTGATGGTATATCTCACGTTTACGAGCATTAGCCCTGTCCATAGTCTCTCGCTTGAAAGTCCTACGATTAGGTGCTTCGTACTGGTAAGGCCAGCAGCCTTCAATGTGAACACTTTTATAGGTAGTCGTCATTAATCAGCTCCTCACGATGTCCGCAGGTGTCGCAGAATAAATACATCCCTGTCGCTATAACTACCATGTGACCACGACATACAGGGCAGATACGACCACCATCGTCATCATATTCGTCATTGGTTTCATCATCGTCATCAGCGTGTTCATATTCATCGTTCATTGTCTGTTGTTCCTTCTTGTTTCCAAAGATCCTGTCCCATCCGTCACGGACTGCCTGTGAGTTTTCATTACGTCTTCCTGATCCTTTACCACCGTCACCATGCGCCATTATTCTTCTCCTTGAGTTTGGCTTCTGCCCATCGCACACCTTCAAGCCATTCATTGTTTTGATAGTTGAACTTCAAATCTCCAGCCGTCAGCCCAACCCATGTGCGTTGTTGTGTGGTGTAGAGTTTGCTAAGAATTGAGCCGCAGTCTTCAATCTGACCAGCCAAAATCTGCTCGGCCTCATTGCGGTCAAAAGTTGGCTCGCTTATAGGTTCACCGTTATTGCTGACGTACCACGCCACAGGCTCACCCAGTTGCTCGCTTACGCTACGCTGCTCATCCGTCAGCGGCTTTCGTTGTTGTGGTTTCTCAGTTGTCAGCCAGTATTGACCGTTATTGAATTCATAGTCTCTAGTGTCTTGTATCAACACCGCAGCAACGTCAGTTGAATAATCAACATCCACAATAATGCACGGCAATACCACAGGCTCACCCACGCACTTCGTGCTTTGCTTGACAGTCATAGCTTCACATCCTCCCACTTAGACAAGTCTGAGATGATGTCTGCTAGAACGCCCTCAGAGAGGCCTTTGTACGCTGTGTACCCCTGAGTAAGGGACTTCAACGATTCAACCATCTGACAGGCTTCTAAAGCCCTCTGTGAGCATTTGTAGGCATAAGCTTCTGTCGGATTAGACAGGTCATATTCAATTGTGGCTTTCATTTTAATGATACCTTTATCAAAGTTAAGACAAACACAAACATTGAGATAATCATTTCTTTAAATCTCCAAGTTTGATTAAGACTGAATCCATGACTGTATCAAAGCCATAGACAACCATCAATTCAACTAAAGCATTAATAGTGTGAAAATAGTGTGCTTCCTCTAATTCTTCATGATGTTCATCAATTGACATTAGGTCTTCGATCTTTAGAGTCTGTTCTCTAATTGTTTCTTCGTTTGTAGACATAGAATCTTTCATGTTGTTGTACCCCTTATTACTTTAAAGAAGTTTTAATGATAATAACAATAAAGTAGGTATTTACTTTAATGTGTCTTTAATGTTTTTAATGTTCATCATAGTCTCTATAGTTATCTATAGAGTCTATAATGAGGTCATCAAAGTCCCTAGAATCCCCTGTGAACAGTTCCGTAGGTTCATCATCGTTAGGTTCATCGTCAAGATCAGCCTCGGTTATGAGGTCTTTTCTGTCGATAAGTTTCACAAAAGGCTTCAAGTCTTCAAGACAGACCTTACACAAGTCCATGTATTGACCCGTTACAGCGTTTTTGAGTGTCGCTTGGTATTCCGTTAGAAGTTTGTCACATGCTCTGCAATGAATTTTCCGTTCCTGCCCTTCTCCGTGTATGGATTGATGATTTTGAGAGCTTCTAGCCCTGTTTAAACGATTCCTAGCCCTATTTTGACATCATAGGTGCATCAGGAACTTTATTCCTTTGTTGTCGGTTGTATTCTTCCTCTTGTTTTTTATCCCAAGGAACAGGAGGATAAGACGGGAAAGGCCAAATGTTCATTGTTTAATCTCCTTTAACCATGAAAAGTGGTATTTATCTCGTTTACCATTACGAAAACGAATAAGACAATCACCGTTTTGATCTTTGTGTAAGATTGTCACAATTTTGCCCTCTTTTGAAGGGTACATTAGAACATATTGTTGTATTTTCACCATAAGTCCTCCGCAATGATGAAATCAACACAGTAGCAGACAATGATAAATGACATCATGGCTGCACCCCTAAGTCATAGCTGAGATTCTCAATAGAGTCTCCGAAATCATCCCATTCTCTGAAGAAATCTAGATCGTCAGCTTTTGAGAGTGCATTGATAGCAGGTGAGTACTTTTCTAGTACTTTCTTGGCCTGAGACAGAAGATAGATCAATTCGTCATGGGTTGACGTTAATTCATCACATAATGGGTTGCCTTCACGCCATAGACGGCGCTCTAGATTGCTGAATTCGTTGTTGTTTAACATGGTTTAGACTCCCTCAATTTGAATGTTGATATTTTCGCCCATATGGACGATATACAGTCGATTTAATTGGATATGAACACGTCTCCAACGACCTTCAAAAAGGGCTAACCATCGGTCGTCGTATTCGTTCCTGATTGAGACTCGCTCAGTCCTGAATGGCCCCTGAGTCCCTGCTCCGTGTTGCAAATATCCGTAGTTTTCCATGATTATTACTCCTGAGACAATGCTGAGTTAAAGACAAAACAGTAATCACCATTAGGTAAACAACCGCCCAATAATCCACCATAGTGAGGATCATTCCACCCTAGCTTAGCAACTAAGTCTTCAGCGGCCTTGCGGTGTACTGCTTGCCCTGAAAGTTCATGAGGATAGCTGATCGTGATTGATCCAGCGGCACATGAGGCCTTGATACGTGCCCCACGTGAGTTGGTAGGGCAGAGATATTTAGTTTGAATTGCTTGCATGATTACTGATCCTTAGTAAGTGTTGATGATCGGTACAGTGTACCCCATAAGAGCCACATAGTAGCCCTTATAAGTTAAACTGTGTTAAGCTGTCATCCAAACTACAATTATAGCGATAAAGCCTAGAATGTAGATGATTTTGTCGTGATTGTTCATGGTGTTTACCCTTAGTAGTTGTTATTAACGTACTCTGTAAGCATTGAGACACCATTGTCTACAGTCTCATTATGGGCGCATTGAGTGAGTAACTTACAGAAATCGTCATCTTCTAAGAGTAGCGACGAAGCCCCGCATGTAGCATTAGCTGTCATGCCCAGCATTGTGCGAGCCTTCATGACGTTTACGTTTAAATCTAAGTTTTGAGTAGACATTTTTGTGCATCCTTGACAAGTTACATAGCGAGTTTGCTATGCTTTGACTATTGCAATGACTGTGCCAGTTTGTATTGTGTAGTACTGTAGTATTACTTATAAAATATACAATATAATTATGTAATACGAATATGTACATTGTTGTTTTTATACCACACTATTGATGCACTGATATGATGAATTTATGCACTGACATGAATAAACTGTGAATAACTTATTACTGTATTGGTGCATATTAGCTTACAAGTAACTGACTGTTGTTTTTATACCACACTTGAGTGACTAGGTGTTTACCCTAATAGGTGCTAAATAGTACATAATAGGTGCTACATAGCCTCTCATTGTGTCTCTTTTATACAACACTTTGGAGTAACTGTTGTGTCTTTACAACACTTTGAAACTGACTAGAACCTGACTAGTTGCTTTGATGTAACTTGATAGGGGGGAGGGGGTAGGCTCTGGTGAATTACTTTGACGGAGCCTCCTAAGTACACAAAAAAGACTATTTAAGAAAAGACCTAAGTAGACCTAGAAAGTCTAATGAAATCATAGAACTTTACATAAGAATTAGGGACAGGTTAGATCTATGGAGTAAATCTGTCCACAGGAGCCTATAAAGAGGCTAGAAAGTGGTCACGGGAGCCTATAAAGTAAAATAAATATGAAATAATTACAAAAAAGACTTGACAAATGAGAAAAGATATGTACAATGTTCTATGCAGATAATTCTGTCAAGAACTCAAATGAAGTCTAAGTAGACAGGCTACTTAGTTAATACAGGAAGTTTCTATGATGAAGTTAGCTTAGATTCCTTAATGTGTATCTTCCTTAGGTGGACACAAGGGTAACTAAGTAACGATATATACTTCATTTAGATTCTTGTCTTAAAAGTTAAATTACATAGTTACTCTAGAGTACTCAGAGTAGCTGTACCCGTATTGTTATTATTATTTATAGTAGTACATCTCCTACAGTAAGGACAAAGATGGAACACAGAAGCAAACATGAAGTCCATAAGAACCTATGGATTAAACGTAAGAATACACCCGTTGTATGTCTAACCACAGGTGAAACCTTCTTGTCAGCCAATGAAGCTGAACGTAAGACAGGCGTATGGGGGAGTAGTATTCTTAGGTGTTGTGACGGTAAGACTAAGCAAGCAAACGGAAAGCAATGGGCTTATGTCTGATACTGAAATTGTCACAAGAGGTCGAGGTAGGCCTAAGAAGGGCGAGATAGTCGCTAAGAAGTCTAAGAACAGAGGTACGTTAGGTAGGCCCAAAGGTGATAAAGCTATCATTGACGAGTACAAGGCTCGTATGCTTAACTCACCAAAGTCAGCTAAGGTCTTAGAAACTATCCTCAATGCTGCTTTGAATGATGACCACAAGAATCAAGCAGCTGCATGGAAGCTAGTGGTAGATCGGATAATGCCAGTCAGTGCCTTTGAACAAGCAAAGCAAGGCGGTGGTACTCCTGCTGTTAGCATTAACATTATGGGTCTTGGTCAAGCTACAACAATGGTTACTCAAGATGATGTCGAAGTTGACATCCAAGACGTAGAGATCAAGGATGTTGAGTAATGACCTCTTTAAACTTTGAACTACTGAAGTGGCAACAAGAAGTCTTTAAGGACTCCCATCGCTTCAAGGTCGTAGCAGCAGGTCGTCGTTGTGGTAAGTCTAGACTATCAGCTGTGACCCTGCTCATTGAGGCTCTGAACTGTCCTGAAGGATCAGCTGTGATGTACATAGCTCCCACTCTAGGACAAGCTAGAACCATTATGTGGGACTTGTTGAATGATCTTGGTCGTCCTGTTATTAAGTCTTCACACGTTAATAACCTTGAGATCACCCTCGTCAACGGTCGTAAGATTCTCGTTAGAGGTGCTGATAACCCTGATTCTCTACGGGGTGTCTCTCTCACATACGTAGTACTCGATGAGTGTGCCTTTATCAAAGAAGACGTATGGCAGAAGATCATTCGAGCTTCCCTGTCTGACAAGAAAGGTAGAGCCTTATTCATCTCTACACCTAGTGGTCGTAACTGGTTCTACGATGTCTTTAACCTAGGACAAGAAGAGGACGATGAGTGGTGTTCATGGCACTTCACAACTAAGGACAACGAGACTATTGATCCTAAGGAGATTGAAGCTGCTGAGAAGACTCTAAGTTCCTTTGCTTTCAAGCAAGAGTACTTGTCTTCCTTTGATTCCGCTGGTGCTGACTTATTTAAAGAAGAATGGTTAAAGTACAAAGATGAACCTCAGTATGGGGATTATGTTATCGCTATTGATCTGGCTGGTTTTGAAGATGTAGCTAAGAATGCAGGAGCTGCTAAGAAGAGACTAGACGAATCAGCCATCTCAATCGTTAAGGTACTAGACAATGGTGATTGGTGGGTTAAAGACATCATTCACGGTAGATGGGACATCCGAGAGACTGCATCTAAGATCCTCTTAGCAGTACGTGAACACCAGCCTATCGCTGTAGGGATCGAACGAGGAGCTTTGAAGAATGCTGTGATGCACTACCTCGAAGACTTGATGCGTAAGAATAACGTCTACGTTCACATCACAGACCTGACACACGGGAACAAGAAGAAGACTGATCGTGTTGTCTGGGCCTTACAAGGGCGTTTCGAGCATGGTCGTATCTCCTTGAACAAAGAGAAGAAGTGGAAAGAGTTTGAAGATCAATACATGATGTTCCCTACTACAGGGGTACACGATGACTTGATCGACTCTCTGTCTTATGTTGACCAATTAAGCGTTACTTCTTATAATACAGATTATGAGGATGACGACTACGAGGTAATGGATGTCATTAGCGGTTATTGAAGATAAATGGTATTTTACAGGAAAGCCTTGTAAAAACGGCCATATTGCTCCTCGTTTAAAAAGTAATCGTTGCTGTAAAGAATGTTCTTACGACAAACGAGCTAAATATGAGAAAAGTGAAGCTTACACCGAATGGAAAGCTAAAAATAAAAAGAAAGTAGCTTCTAACTGGCAAAAACGGAATAAAGGAACAGTAAACGCTAATACACGTAAACGTCAAGCAGCGTTACTAAACAGAACCCCGTTGTGGCTAACTGAGTTTGATCTTCTGAAAATGAAGTGCCTATATCAAGTAGCCGCCATGCGGACAAAAGAAAGCGGAGAAGAGTGGCACGTAGATCATATTTTACCTTTGCAGGGTAAGAAAGTAAGTGGTTTACATGTTCCTCAAAATTTAACAGTCATCCGAGGAAGCGAAAACATACGTAAGTCTAACCGCTACAACGCTGACTACGAAGAAGATGATTATGAAGTTATAGACGTTATGACAGGCTATTGATGAAATCTTGCCCATTACCGTTGCAGAACAATAAACTGAACATTACTAACCATCTCAAGACAATCAAGGAGCACGGTCTTGGCCCTGCTGATCCTCGTAAGTCTAATGCTTCATTCTGGCAGGATAAAGCTAAGAAGTGGGGTGTAACTGAAGGTGACGCTCGTGGTCGCTTGTGCTCTAACTGTGAGCACTACTTAGAGACTACCGACATCAAGAAGTGTATTGATAGCACTCCAGCTAAGAACTTCAAGACTTCAATGGTTGATCCTTCAATCGTTGACATCGAGAGCAAACCAGTAGCTTATTGTATGTTGTATGACATCACTTGCTCACCTGTGCGTACATGTGACTCACAAGAGATAGGTGGCCCTATTGACGATGTTAAATACAAAGCGTTACAATTAGCTAAAGCTGTAAATGATAGTGGATTCGACTACGAAGAATTCAAAGATCCCTTTGGTGATAGCACTAAATAACAAATATAGGACATAA